CAAAGGTAAGGGTAAGTCTGGAGGGAAGACCTCTGGTAACCGTCGTGGAAAGCGCGGTGCCGGTGGTACCCATCCATAAATTGTAGCCATTTTGGCTCAAGCAGCTAGTCTAACTGACCGCACACCGTTGTGCTAAGGTTTTTCGAACGCGCTCTGAGCTTGCGTATACGGTCTTGCACGTATCTGCTGCGTTGTCTGGTTTTGAGGGAGTGATGGCTTCAGCCCAAGAAACACGCCAAGGACAACCGCGCACCCGTAATTACTTTGCTCCCTATTTCACGCGTGGGCATGAGCTCAAGCTTAAACACTATGAGCCGTGCCTCGCGAAAGTATGGCGTGGATGGTTAATTCGCCTTAAAGTTCTGCAAAAGATGCACGTGCCCGATTATGGGTACCCCATCCCAAAGAATAAAGCCGGAAAGTTGGTCGATTTTCGCGTTGCAATGGATTTCGACGATATGGACGCTTACACAGGGAAGAGCGTTCACGCATGGCTTTACCGTTTCCTACGCACAACGTTGTACCACTATTGGTTTGGTATCTTGATGACACTTCCTTACCTCATCTACCAGTACGTTACTGGCTGGTGGGCAATGAAAGTGATCTACCATCTTTGTACCCTCGATGCTTCAGGTTTGACAGCGCACCACCATGCACTGCCTATTCTTTGGCTCGTGACCAGCCTTGGGTGGATGTTCAACTTCTTCTTTGGTTGGAAGCAAGAATACGTGGTCTTCCGAGTTGATACGCAAGCGGCGGAGTTGATCATGTGCGAAACTATCTGTGGGGAACAGGAAAAGACATCGTACGAAGCGATTTCGTCAGCACCGATTTCAAGCAGGTGCCTAAATGACAGTCGCGAAACCGGTAAGAAAATGCCGTCAATGCAGAAAATGGCGTATGCACATGTAATTCAATTGGTAACCGCAGCTTGGGTAATGGGAGTTGCGGAGTTGCACGATCCGGAGGCAGCATTGGCTGGTCGTTCTGCGGATGAAATGCCCATTTTGGAAGATTCAGACACAGACGATGATATTCCGGGAAAGTCTTGTAAAGCAGCGGAAGATGTTCAATTGAAGGATTTCAAGCCGATGAGGTGGCCTTTGCTACTTTGTCGAACTTGTACAACGATCCCCAAGGAACTTCGCCCGTCTGTCGTGGTCAAGGAGAGAACTCAGGAGCAGTTGAAGGAGGACCGTCAGAAAGGAAAGAAAGTACGGATTGAAGGTGACGACGAAAAGAAGATTGATTACAGCGGAGTGGTTTTTACCCCCGAAATCATCAAGATTATTGCTGGCCTCACCTCGAACAAGGAGAATGAGTTGTCCGGCGTGAATCGTCACTTCATCCAACTTGAACACCCTTTGAAACCAGGCACATTCATGTTGCCTCCAACTCCGGAGGCACAACGACCCTGAACGTCGCCTCTGACGTAATTGCTGCTCACATGCGCGAGTCTGCATATCTATGGTTGCACAAGATATGCGAATTTGCCCCCCCAACGAAGTGGTCGGCCACCATGAAGGATGAGATGCCAGAGAGGGCTGAACAAGCCAGGGCCAGAGACGGTTCTATCTCAGCGTGGATCCAGAGGAAGCTTTCGGGGTTTGTGAAATCCTCGGAGTTACAGCTCCCTTTGAACAAGAATGCACGCCTCATTGGTAATCTCGGACCCGTGGCGAACATGGAAGATGCCATGTCCATTGCGCCGATCGAAAACCTTCTAAAGATTGCGTACCCAAAGCTCATCACCAAGGCAATGACACTTGCTGAGTGTGACGAGGCGATTACCCAGGACCTCCTGCGTTGTCGTCGAGAGGGACGCATTCCAGAGTCAGATGACCTGTCGGCCATGGATTCTTCAATTCGCAAGATGGATCGCGTGAACCTGCGTAAGATTGCAAATGCTGTACTCGAACCAGTTCGCACCGCGCTCACAACTCAATTGAGGAACTATGACCACGTGCTCGACGCTGAAGAGCACGGGAAGAAGCTCAAGATGCAACTCAATTACATCACGGTGTTGATTGATGCCGACGATTCCATACTGTTCTCGGGTGAGAGGATGACCTCGTTGTTTAACAGGTTGATGATTCTCATGCTTGAGTCAGCGGAAGATATCAAGTTTCTCGGAGAGGAGGCAGGCACTGCCGCCATTCGCGAGACCTTGGATGGCATTCGTCAGACAACGCGAGGTGATGGGGATGACAATCTTCAACAGCTCATCAAGGGGAGGTACAAGACCCAGGAAGAGAGGATTGAGGCTTATGCCGAGTATTTCAAGAAACTCGACCCATGTTCAGCATTCGATGAGACGACTGACGCAGAGGTGCTGTCACGTTTTCACATCTGGTGTGGCGAGATGATTGGATACGTTCACATCGGCAAACTTGAGCGCAATCTTGGTCGGTTGATCGCCTTTAAGATTCAGCGCAGCAACATCCCCGAAGACCAGAAGGACACCGAGTTGTCCCAGGCGGAGCTTGCTGTGATTAGCACTGACGTATGGCAACGTGTCATTTCATTGAAACAGACATTGGTCGTTCGCCATTTCGCACGTGCAACGTTTGACTACGCTTTCAGCAAGCTTAAGGACAAGAGTCGTGGTACAGTCTATGACGAGGACATGAAACGTCTCGGTCGCGAGGACGGTGACAGGTCCCTCCGAGATTGCCAGACTCAGATCTACGAGGTCATTTCCGAGGCCAGGACCAGCTCCTATGCAATGGTCAAGGTCTCGCATTTCAAGACTTTCTCGCAGCTTTCTCCCGAGGAAGTGCGACAAGAGATGAAGGCATGGGAGGAAGCGGATTATGCTTGGTCACGAATGGAGTTCGACGACAAGCACATCTTGTATCCTCAATCCCTAATCGAGGATTTTCCCATTGCCAAAGTAGTCTGCAGGCATTTAGGATTGATTCAATCTTGTATCGACATGGGTACAGAGCTTCCAACTCGTGTTGAGAAGACAGAAAAGAGGGCAGGTTCCTTGATTCTGTTGGCATCTGCACTTGATGAGTCAATCTCGGGCAAGCTTGCTGATGTGACGGGTCCTTCCCGCACCGGCGGAACTAAGAGTGGTAGTTCCAATTCCAAGAGCAATCCTGAGCTGTTCAGTATTAGTTCGGATGATGAGGACAACACGCAGTCACAAAAGAGCGCGGGTGATTCCGTAAATGTGACCATTGACCTGTTGCCAGTGGATTCTGGCGTGGGCATTCATGGAGCTGCGTGTGGTCCAGCCAACTCATCGTCTGTGGACAGTTCTTGCTTGGAGGTGAATAGCAGCAATCCGTTCCGAATGGAGAACACGATTGCTAAGGGCACGTCGAAACCAAACTCTCCTGGTGTGCAAGGAGGGCTTCGCTCGGTGGAAATTTCCGCCACCACTACGAGCAGCGTAACCGGGGAATGGGCAGCCCCGGCGAAGCAGAGCGAGGAATGGCTCGGTTCGGCCAGCTTAGGCAGTGCGTGCTCTTCAGAGGTGCCAAATGCGGTGTTTCTTGAGCCCACCGTACGCGGCGCACCTGGATTGCAGCTTCCGTTTGAGGCAGCGCATATTGAGGCTGGTCAAAGTCAGACACACTGCAAGGGAATTGTCGAACCTTGTGAAAGCGTGGGCGGACGTCCCCAACCCGCACGTCTACTCATTGCTGACCTTCTCGGAGCAACAGAGATTCTCCGTGAGAGTCCCCCACAGCACCCACCGATCGATTGGTCGACTTGTCCGGGTCCTGGATGCAAATGTGAAAGTTGTTGGAAGTTGTATAGTCCGCCGCCGTCGGCTGGCCGTGCATCTCCTGCAAGTGTGGGGTCGTCCCCACCAGCATCCACAAAGGGCCAAGGCAAAGGTAAGGGTAAGTCTGGAGGGAAGACCTCTGGTAACCGTCGTGGAAAGCGCGGTGCCGGTGGTACCCATCCATAAATTGTAGCCATTTTGGCTCAAGCACAGTCTTGAGCAAAGTTAATTCGTAATTCACATTACGGATCGATCACTGCTTTCCGCAGTACCAATTTTCGACGCTTTAATATTTTATTATATCGTTGGAGAACATGTCACAAATTGTTCCGGCTCGTCGGGGCAGACAGTGGAATACAGGAGGCCTGCCGCAACAGGTTCTCAATTACATCCGAAATGGAGAGATCACCGCTAGGCAGGCACACCAGCTTGCCGGACGCGCTGCTCCGATCGTTAACAGGATGTTGCAGGGGTTTCTAAAGCAAAATAGTGGGGGAGATGCACATGATGTTGCTCGTGCCGCACCGAAAGCTGGTGCACGTCGCGCGAATCGTCGTCTTGCAAATATCACAGGTCATATTCACAGAATGCCAGGAGCGAATTCTCGCGGTAGTGGATGGGACGTTGGTGATTTTGAAGGCACTACGCGCCGACAACAGCTTGATAAGATGTGGCAAACTACACCAGCTTCTTCCAATATGATGGCTCCTAGGGGCCATGGTTACTATGATGCTTTTGCAACTCATCCGGTTTCTGCCATGACCCACATGAGCATCGGACCTGCAACGCCTATTACTGCACGCTCGCGAGTTCCAAACACCAATGAGTTTGGATTACCTAGTGGCATCGTCACTGGGAAAGGACAGATCCTAGTCATCATTGGACCTGCCTCGTCAAATGTCCAAGGAATGGTTTATACGAATCAAGGAACTGTAGCTACAGATCCTGTATTCATGAATTCCATTGTTGCAACTGCGTTGCCGTTAAAAGCACCATTGCAAAACGCCATTCCGGAAACGGATCCATCCTGGATAAATGACGGAGAACTCCGAGAAACCATCCCAACTAGATGTTCTGTTCGTATCAGAAATTTTACAGCAGAGATCAATCGTGGCGGCTTAGTCCACGTCTTGCGCATGACCACCGGCGTTGGTTTGAAAGGCACGTATGCAAATTACTCACAAGGGACGACTACGAACGCAGAACTGGATCAGTTTTGCGAGGCTATTCGTGATCACGCTCGCACTCGTACTTATGAAGGCACTGACTTCACTGGTGCGGGATTGCAAAAGAATTGCGTGGTTGCAGATCAATCTCGGTCTCTTATGTTTAAGAACTACAACCAGCCAATCATTTCAACCGACGTACCTTGGGCACCAGACGATAGTCTACCCGTTACGGGCGTACCACTTGGGCAAGTATATGCAGTGGAATCATGGGAACAGTACTTGTACGATCCCACCTTTACTCCAATTGCAATTCTGTTTGACCCATTCTTGAACGTTACTGTTGGACCAACAGGAACACCTATTGGGAATTCCTATGGCATTACCGTCCAGTCTCAGTTTCTCGCACATTACAGGCAAGGCACCATGTTGGCAAACTTGGCGTACTCTCCTATGCATGATGTGGGTGGTAAACTAAACGCACACCGAGACAAGGAGGAATCTACTGGAAGCACGTTGCAGAAGATCATGGATGTTGCAGTCCCCGTGATGCAAGGCGCCGCAGCAGTGGCACCTTACCTCATGGCTGCATTGTAAATCACTGTCGTCAGCGCCCCACAATGAATATCCCGTGGCGCCGATGGTAGTCTAGTGCGAAGCGCTGGCTTCTGGGCACCGATGGTAAGTTAGCCGCGACTGGGTATCTGTGGACGTGTTCTGCTATCACCCTCGCCAGCGAAGCTACTGGACAGCCGGGGCGCTACGGGACTATCATGTAGGGGAATCACCGTGTGATTCTCCTTCTTGTTGTTTAATGTGGGCTTTAGACTAACACACTGACTCAATTGCCATTTTCGGCCTTGTCTGTAGTCTGCGAACACTCAACAAGTTAAAGTTTACAGTCTGGAACATTTGTACAGGTGGGGGACCAATCCCACGTTTTTCTCCAAAGGAACATATTTCAAGTTCGCTCCCGATGAAACAGAAAAGTTGGTGAGCGTTTGTACAGCGTCATATCTTCCTGCATGATCGATCGTTGTGTGGACCCAGGTGGAATCCGCTAGGTGCGTCATCAGTCTTCCTGATGGAGTACCCTAGTGAACCTTGCCTGCAGCATTTAAG